GACCCCTAGGGGTCTCCCAGTGCTAGCCGACACACTCCATGCGCAGTGCATGAAGCCCTCGGTTACCAAATCCGTGAGGAGGCAGTCTTTGGATGACGATGACATTGAAAACTCGGACGAGGGATGTTCGCTCGCCTGATTATCACTGGGGAGTCCGTTCAAAATTGTTACCAATTTTGAATTCGGATTTTCAATCCTCAGGTCATCTGTACTCGACTCAGAAAACTGAGTCGGAAGGGCATCGTTTCTCTCATCTCGAGGGAAGCGTTGAGGATATTGGGGGAGAGTTTTTCTCTTCGATTTGTACGTACAGTGATAACTGTCCGTACATCAGTACTTGGTCTGGAGCAGTAGGCGATAGTAACTACTATCGCGGTACACTCTTTCCCAAGTACTGGACATCGGATACACCTCTTGAGGATCTTAACCCGTTGCTTCAATCTGATCAAGAATCGATTGATGCAGCTGGGGCACAGGCCATCTCGAGGAGTATTCCCACAAATCCAGTAGCGGGCTTGTCAGTCACTTTCGGAGAATTCCGAGAGGGATTTCCAAGGCTCATTGGGTCAAGCTTATTCAAGAAGGGCGATTTCCTCAAGAAAGCTGGAGGAGAATGGCTCAACTTGCAATTCGGCTTGATGCCTTTGATCTCTGACTTTAAGCGTTGGCTACACGCATACCGGAAAGCTGATCTCTTATGGGATCAGTTTTTGCGTGATTCCGGTCGACGAGTTCGGAGACGTTACTACTTCCCAAAGACTATAGAAACCATTGAATCGAGTGTAACATCGGCCAGCCCAGCCGGTGCATCTTACATACTCTCGTTTCCTGGTTTCTGGCAGGGTGGAAACCATACTTTTCCTCTTTACACCGAGATTACTCTCGAGAGGAATCGTTGGTTCTCTGGAGCTTTCACTTATCACGCTGAGTTTACTAAAGCTCAGATGAATGAGTGGAAGGCTGGACTCCGCAGGGTCGAGCACCTTTATGGTGCTAAGATAGATCTTAAAGCTATCTGGGACCTTGCACCCTGGAGCTGGGCCGTAGATTGGTTCTCTAATACTGGTGATATTATTAACAATATGACCAGATTTAGTGAAGACGGTCTTGTGATGCCGTACGGGTACATGATGGAGCTCTCCGTCAGGAAAGCCACGTACCGCATGCGGAATGTCACCCCTACTGGGTATAACATTCCGGACTTGACTCAGGAATTGACTCATACAGTCAAATACCGTCGTCAAGCCACACCTTTCGGATTCGGGCTAAGCGAGGAATCGTTCACTCCTCGCCAAATATCCATACTAGCTGCTCTTGGTTTAACTAGGAGCCGGTAATGGATCCTTCATCCACTGCAACCGCCACAATCTTGTGGCCGTAAGGAGCAATTGCCATGAGTTTCGCCGATCCACAAAGCGTGACGATCAATGCTGTTGCGCAATCGATGCCCAGGACTGGTTCCGGCTTGAACACCGGTACCTTTACCCAGGACGATGGGACCAATTCCCTTGTGATTTCTCACACTTACGGGAAGAGGACTCGCCGGTCTATCCGGCTGAACGACAGCAAGATCGCTGCGAACCCGTTCGACACTACTCGTAACGAGAAAGTGTCGATGTCGGTGTACGTCGTTGTCGACGTTCCGCCTCAGGGTTACACCATCACCGAGCAGAAGTATGTCGTGGACGCACTGGTAGCGTACCTGACAGCTTCTTCTGGTGCCAAGGTGACACAGCTCTTGGGTGGGGAAAACTAGACAATCGCGCCTCCTCTGGCGCAACTTATGG